GATCTCGGCCGAGCACCCCTGGCAGAAGACCTGGTGGAAGCCGATGGGCCTGATCGACGTGCAGGAAGACAACAGCGCCGATCTTCCTGGCGATGGCAGCGATCCGGACGCGCCGCCGGACGGCGGGGCGAAAGCAGGAAATGGTAAAAGCAGGACAGCAGAAAATCCGAGCACCGGTATCCGGACCCTAAGCGACGCGCAGCGCGCACACCTGCACGAGCTGTGGTGGAACTCGATCCAGCCGCTGGTCGGCCGGATGCGCAAGAAGGTGACCGGGCACTTCCGTAACCTCCGCGCCGAGGTGACGGCCAACCTCAACCGCGTCGAGGCGGCGCACGACGCCAAAGCCGTCATCACCCGCGACCTGGTCGCCGAGGTCCTGTTCGACCTGGCCAAGGCGCGCAACAAGCTATTGGTCCGCGCCCGACCGATCGTCCGCGCGTCGTACATGCTCGGCGGCGCGCAGTCGATGGAGGACGCGGCGGTCGCGGAGGGGCGCAAGCCCGAAGCCGCGGACCCGTTTAACCTCGCCGACCCGTTGGTCGAATCCAAACTCCGCGCCCGCACGAACCGCGTCGGCGGCGTGACCGACACCGTCTACAACCGGCTCAAGAACCGGCTCGCCGAGGCGGTCGCGGAAAACGAGCCGGTGTCCAAGCTGCGCGAGATCGTCAAAGACGAGTTCGACTTCGCCGGCAACCGCGCCGCGACGATCGCACGCACCGAGGTCGGCGCGGCCGTCGAGGAGGCCCGGCACGAGGGACGCAAACAGGCGGGCGTGCCGCTGAAGAGCTGGCTGTGGTCGCGACGCGAGACCGGGCGCGAAAACCACATGCAGGCCGAGCGGCAGACGCACGAAGCGCCGATCGCGGTGGCGGCGCTCTTCGTCCTGCCGCAGACCGGCAACACCTGCCAGCACCCCCGCGCCACCAACGACCCGCAGGACGACATCAACTGCGGCTGCACCACGCTTAGCCGCTACCCCGACGACGCGAAGGACGCACGCCTGCTGGCGCACCGCATGGAGCGCGGCTTCCTCGATCACGAAACACTGGAACACCGCATCGCCCCCGGAAGTGAGCACGTGGGCTTAGGAGATCAGCGATGACACTCGAACAGAAGATCGACAAATACATCGACGGCAAGGCGAAGCTGCTGGACCCGCGCAGCCGGGACATCGCGCCCAGCGAGGGCGATATGTCCTGCGTCGAGCTGGCGGTCCGCAAGGTGGACGAGGCGAACCGGACGATCGAGGCGATCGTCTCCACGGCCGACGTCGACCGCAACCAGGAGATCGTCGAGCCCAAGGCGTACCGCAAGTGGCTCAAACACTTCAAGGCCAACCCGGTGATGCTCGCCGCGCATGACCACAGCGCGTGGTCCACCGGCGACCCGACCGTGATCGGCAAGTGGCTGGATATCCAGATCACCGACGGCGGGCTGCTCGCCGTCGGGCAGTTCATGGCCGACGACGAGCTGGCGGAGAAGTATTGGAAGCGCTACCGCGACGGCTTCATGAAGGCGTTCAGCGTCGGCTTCATCGCGCACTCCTGGGAGATGCGTGAGTTCGAGCTGGCCCCCGGCGTGAGCAAGCGCCTGCGCGTCTTCACCGAGGTGGAGCTTCTGGAGATCTCCGCGGTGGCCGTGCCGGCGAACCGGCAGGCGCTGGCCCGCGCGGCTTCGTTCATCGCCGGCGGTCGCGCCGCCGGTACGGGCGACGATGAGAACGCTGCCCGCGCTTTCGAGGAGATGCTCGCGCGGTTACTCAAGCAGGAACTCTCACGCGAAGACAACCCAATCGTTAAGCAACTGGCCGACCCCGATGGACCCGTGGCGCTGATGATCGAAGAGGTCATGCAACGCGCCGCCGACCACGAGGGACTTCGCCGGTACTTCGACCCGGACACGCCGGGTCACAAATCGGGGGAGAAGGCCGGGGGCAACGATGAGCTGAAGCGCGAACTGCGGCAGCTCGTCGGCGGCTGATCCGCATGGATCGCATCACGCCCGCCGCGCAGGCGATGGGCAAGCAAACTCAAACACCGAAAGGAAACACGGATGGACCCGGAACTGAAAGCACTGTTAGACCAGGCCAAGCAAGCGATCGGGCTGCACGGTGAGCTGAAGGCCGCGATCGACGAGATCAAGGCCTGGGGCGTTGAGAAGGGGCGGCTGGCCGAGGCCGAGAAGGCCGTGCAGCAGGTCAACGACCAGGTCAAGACAATGGCCGAGGATTTTAAGAAGCGGCTGGACAACGTCGCCCGCCAGGTGTACGACGGGCATGGCAACTATCGCGGCCGCTGCTTCCACACGGAGACGCAGGCCCGCACGTTCGGCCTGGTCGCGCTGCTGGCGACCAGCTCGTTCGGCAAGAAGGCCGCCGAGATGCTCGAAGCCGATCACAAGGACTGGCTGACCGCGCAGCGGGCCACGGGCACGGCGCATACCGGCGAGTCGTCGATGGTCGCGCACGAGCACTCGACCGCGATCGAGCGGCTCATCGAGGACTACGGCGCGGCGCGTCAGTTGTTCCGCGTCATGCCGGTGACCGCGCCGACCGGCACGTGGCACGCCCGCGCGGCCGGGATGCGTGCGCATAAGACCAAGGTCCGCACGGCGGTCGCCGAGCAGACCGGTTCGTGGACACCCCTGAACTGGTCGATCGACGACTACGACATCCTGTGCAGCTACCCGCTGTCCTTGAGCGAAGACATGATCGTGCCCTTCGCCGAGATGCTCGCCGACGAGATGTCGCTGGGCTTCGCGATCGCCGAGGATGAAAACATGTTCCTCGGCGACGGCACCGACACCTACGACAACGTCGTGGGCGCGATCCCGCGTCTGATCAACGTCAACGGCGTCGACGACGGCGGCGGCCTGGTCCTGGCGTCGGGCAACCTCTGGAGCGAGATCATCGAGGCCGACATCCTCAAGCTGATCGGCCAGGCCCGCTACGTCCGCCCCGGGCAGGGCCGCTTCGCCTGCTCCAACGAGTTCTTCTGGCAGGTGCTCGCCAAGATCACCACCAGCAAGGGCGGCGTGACCATGCGCGAGAGCGAGTCCGGGCCGCGCTTCATGTTCAACGGCATCGACGTGAAGATCACGCCGGTTATGCCGCGCGTCCAGGGCAACAGCCAGGTCCCGCTGCTCTACGGCGACTTCAAGCTCGCCGGCACGCTCTACAGCCGCCGGCAGCTTGAGATGCGCGAGAGCCGCGAGGTGCGGTTCGAGTCCAAGGAGGTCGTGCTGCTCGCCACCGAGCGGGTCGACATGGACGTGCACACCATCGGCACCGCCGCCACCGCCGGCCCGCTGGTCGGGCTGATCACGCAGTCGTCGTAATCCGCATGAAAAAACCCGGGCGGGATGAGACCCCGCCCGGGCATCTTGCGGGCGACCGCAAAACACCACTGTAAACCACGGGCGACCCGATACGCAAGCACCTAACCCAAACCTCTACGGAGAACTTCAATCATGCTTCCTTCCGCCAACTTCAACACCAATATCCTCCAGGCGATCCCGCCGGGCATCATCAAGGACAACGCGGCCTTCACGGCAAACGTCATCGACCTGGCCGCCGAGGCCGTGCGCGGCGCGCAGTTCCTGACCTTCGTCGTGCAGCTCGGCTCGATCGACGCCGACATGGCCGTCCTGCGCGTCATGGAGAGCGACACCAAGACCAACGACACCACGCTCGGCGGTTCGCCGGCGGCCGTGGTCAACGTCCTGACCACCGTGACGCCCGGGGCGAGCGACGACAACAAGCTCTACCTGGTCACCGTCGACCTGCGGGCGACGCGCGAGCGCTACCTGCAACTCCAGGCGACCGCCGGCGACGGCGCGGCGGGCACGTACCTGTCGGCCCTGTGCTTCGCGGTCTGCCCGGCGTCGGTCCAGACCAACAACAACGCGGCGGCGAAGGTCGCGGCCTAACCCCCGGAATCAACCCCGGAATCAACCCCGGAAGCTCCCGCGTTTGAACCCCGTTTAATCCCCATTCACAAGGACATCGAAGATGGCAGACAAAAACCCACCCACACCCGGAAGCGGCGACGGCGGGAAGAAGACCGATCCGGTCGTGCAGCTCAACAGCAACCAGGCCGGCCACCACATGGGCGAGACGTTCAAGCTCTCCGAGGCCGAGAGGCTCGGTATCGAGAAGCACTGCTCACCCTTCAACCCCAAGAAGTGAACCCACTAACCGGCGAACGCCGGCACTCATTCTCCCCCGCGCCGGGCACAATCGCCCGGCGCGGGATTGCAGACACGACCACGCAACATGAAGGGACACCACCATGAAAGCCACACAACAAAACGAACGCGACCGCCCACGCCCCAGCGATCAACAGCGGCGGCACACGCCGGGCAAAGGCGGCACGGTTAAGTCGCTCGCCACCGACCGGGCGATGAAACCCCGCGACGTTGTGAAGCGATGAACCAAGCGTACCGCCCGTGCGTCGCGGTGAAACGCGGCGCACGGCTTCACCCGGACCCCGGAACACTGACCACTCACCACCAACCGCAAGGATCAACACCATGCCCGAAGCAAAAATCACCATCCGCACCACGCGGGATATCCAGCTCAAGGACGGCGCGAACTGGCCCAG